GATGCAGGAACGGTAATAGTACCCCAATCAACTGTGCTGGTAGGAGTATTAACTGAAGCAGCTACCTGATATGTTTGACCAGATGCAACTCTCGCTGTTGCATCAATTTTAACAATGCATCCAGTTGCATTACCAGATACATCTCCATTAATACTTTCTTCTGTTGTGCAAACAGAAAGTGATCCGAAATCACGTTTAGTAAATTCAACAATAGCAGAACTATTGTAATTCTCAGTATGCTTCTCATCCGAAAGTTCATACTTGATACTTGCAAGAGGTCTACTCTTGATATCTTCAAGTACCCAATCACCAATTTCTTGTAATGTGTATAGTAAAGGTTTCTTACTTACTACCTTAATCTCACCAGATCCATTCCAAGCAAATACTTTATCTTCCTCTGCATTAGAGAAGTTCTTAAATATTCCAGAACCATAGTAATGATCAGTTGTTCTCTCAATAAGTTCTCCATTGAACGAGAAGAGCATTTGCTTCTCGTCTGGATTAACAGTAATAGATTCTGAACTACCAGATAATTTTCTAAGTGAACCACTACCATTCCAATTAGGAACGAATACAATACCACCATTTCCTTGTAGCGGAAGGATTCCCCTGCCGTCAATGGCAGGAGAATAATCAACATCCGCAGTACCATGTACTGTGAAACTTCGGACCTTACCATCAGTGATCCAACCGTATACAGCAGGAGATGTCTGTCTACCAAATGATATAAGACTTCCTTCACCAACCCATGCATTAGTTGCGGCTGCTTCAGCAGCACCAATAACTCTCGTGAATCCAAAGGATTCTAGATTGCCAACATGAACGACACGTCCATATTCAACCTGTGTTGCATTAAGGTCTGCAACTAGACCATTATTACTTGTGCTTGTAACATTCTGCGTTATTGATCCGAAGTCAACTTCGGTATACAGATCAATAATCGCTGGATGATAACTATATGATTTACTCTCTTCAACAATGTTGAAGAATAATAATCTACTTGGTGCTGGTACTAGTACACGATTACTTTGAGGATCTAAGTTACCACCTAGTTCATTAGTTATCCATGTATAGATTGGACCATTTTGATGTGGTACATATCCTTCGGGTACATCTTGCTGTGATGTCTGAGCACCACTAAGTATTCCTAGTCCTGATCTGTAGCTTTGAGTATTGTATATACTAAGATCTGCATACTGTGCAAGAGTACCACTAATATCACTGAGTGGTACTGCTGGACCCTGGTGAAAATCAAAACTATCTAAACTTCTAGCAGACAAGCCAGACAAAACATCAGACCTATAATCAGATAAAGGTCTTGAAACTATTCCTCCTGACTTATAAGCATAGAACATAGCAACCTAAAGTCCAATAAAAAAGGGGATTGCAATTGCAACCCCCACAAAGTAAAGAATATAAACTGGGTATATCCTATGTATAATCAGTCAAGACTTACATTCAGTGTGACTTTAATTTGGTCACCGTTGTTCTGAATAGCATATGGACCATTTGTAAATCGTTCTGCGAAGAAGATACTTGAGAACAAAGTAGCATCTCCAGTTCCCTGCAGAGCAGGTGTTGTGGTAAATGTACTTGCACTAGGTGTTTCAAATACTGTGTAGTGAGCATCAGTAATTGAGTTAGTTGTTCCACCCCTAACGTAAATAACATCTCCAGGATTCAGTTGATGATTAATAGCAGAACCACCAGGATCTGATGTTACAACAGAGAAATCAAACCTAACTTGATCGTTACCGTTTGATACCTGAATGTTATCAATCAATGCATTGCTCAGATAAACACGAGGACCAATCTCACCAGTAAGTGTCTTATAGTCAATACCAACAACTGTTGTGTTTGCAGCAATACCATTAGGAGTTGCTGTCTGAGAAACTGCTTGTCCAATAGTTAGATCTTCAGCAACATTAACTTTGAAAGTAGCAGTACCAGAAGCAGCACCTGTGAGTGCCTTACTTAGGTAGACATTGGTTCCAGAAACACCAACTACAGTTGTGCCAGCAGCAATACCTGTACCAGATACACGCTGACCAGCAGCAATGTTAGTAGCAGAGTCAACTGCAATTTCATATGTACCAGAAGTACCAGAAGAAATTGTTGGAGTTACATCAACATCAAGAAGGTTAATATAATTGTAACCAATAACTCCCTTATTACCAGTCTTGGCAATTGTAGTTCCAGCAGCAACTGATCCACCATCAGCAACACCTTGAAGTGTAAAAGGCATGTTATTTGCACGTGCTAGGTAGTAACCATATACGCTACCAGCAGCAGCGTCAAATGTAAAAACTTCTTCAGGATAGGAAGCGGTAGAACGTCCTCTACCAAAGCTACATGCAGTAGCACTCATATCAGCAGTCAACTGTTGACTCAATTCAAGATCTGTTCCTTGAATGTCAACAACATAAGTGTTTGTAGGAATGCCAGCACCTTCAGCATAGTCCCCTTTCTTAATGTCTGCTGCCGAATCAACTGTAATAGCATACGTACCAGAAGTACCAGTAGCAGTTCTACCAGTAGCAACAGCATTTAATTCTGTGGCGATAGTCCAACGGTTACCATTAACAAGGATACCATATTGATCCTCAAAGTTTTGATCTTCCTCAGTCCTATTATTTTTAACCTCAGGATACCCAGTTGTAGGTTCAGCACCATACCCACTATTATTACTAGCATTGTATGGTTCAAAATATGCTGTACTTGAGGGAACATCCGACTCAGAAGGAGTGGTGTTACTCGTAAACAGTTTTAGTACCAGATTCCTAGGGATCTGATGGGTCGCATTTAATAAGGTGCGGAGTGAATCAATCTCACCCTGGTCTGTGACTAGAAGTGCCATCTAAAGTGTCTCCTCGTGTTTCTTCCTATATGAACTTATTTATAATAAAGTTAGAGTGCGAGCTTCATAGACACTACGCATCTCTGTATATTTATCGCATACACAATTTCAAACTGTAGAATATCTCCAGAATTTAGAGTGGGACTCCACGTTGAAATGGTTGTATTTCTATTTATCCTCTGATTACTTCCTGAATTGATATTTCCTAACTGTGGTCTCTCTGTACCAGTGATAGAAGAGAAATTAGGGAAGTTGGCATAATCTGATTTATGAATATCAAATTCAATTTGACCTTCTTGATCAGCAATGACAGTCCAAGACTGTATCTTTCCAGTTACATCAAGAGTCATATCTCCTTTAATACCTGAAGCCATTGGTGAAGATCCAGCATCAACAACAAAGTTAATTGTTCTTGTAAGATCAGCAGTTGTAGAAAGTGCTACAACATATACTGTATCAGTTCCACCAGGAGCAGTAGTAAAGATAAGATTTGTTCCACTAACAGTATAATCTATACCTGGAACTTGTACCAACCCATTCAATGATACAATTAATTGCTGATCATTAATTACTGTATATGGATCACCAGCACCATCTATTAATGGAAACCCAATATTTGTTCCATTAAATATCCATCCTGTAGTATCAAGTATTTCATTACCATACTGCAGATATTTACTAGGAATCTCATAATTGACTCCAACATTATACTTCTTCTGAGGTTCTGAAAGAACCTGATAATTAGAAGTCTTTACTGCAACATTATAATTAGGCATCAGGTCACCCCAGGAGTTACTTCAACTATCCCCTCTATGACTCGTGTTTTCACACTTTGCGGTGATGTTAAAACAATATCATAAACATATCGTCTTGGATCTAATGCAGCAGTAGCAGCATTTGCCAAACTAATCTTTAATATACCATTATAACGATCAACAAAATCAACAATAAAATTTGTTGATGCTGTCGCATAATAACTTTTCTTCATCTTAGCTTCTGCTGTATAACCAGTCAGATTAAGAGGTGTTGTATTATCTTCGTTCTGGATATTAAAGGTGGCATCCCAATCCGTTCCTCGTTCCAGTAATAGATTTAAAGGGATTGCTGCCATTTATTTACCTAGACTAATTTTTATTTATTCGGTAGGAGGTTCTACTATTGTAGAAGGTTCGTTGTTTTCTGTTTGAGAATTCAAAAGTTCCAAAGTTTCAATACCACCTTGTAACTTTGTTTTATACTCCACCAATTGTTTCAGAGTATTCTCTGCTGCTTGAATTTTAGAATCTGCATCTTTAATCTGCTTTTCAAATTCAACTCTTAAACTTGCGGGATCCATAATAACAAAGGATAATAACTCTACTATTTATGCAGACTACTGAAGTGTAATAGCACCTGAATCTCCATAAACAATATAGTCATTGCTAGCCACGCACATTAGAATACATACTCCCCTAGGAGCTAGTGTTAGATCTCCATCATTAACATCTCCACTCATACGAAGAGTAACACTATTTCTAGTAATGCCAATTCCATTAATAACACTCATATTATAAATCGTGATTTGATCTCCTTGTTGGAATGTATTACTAGATGGAATAACTACATCATTATCATTAACAACCAGTTTTCCTGCATCTCCTGATACTAATGTATAGGTACTGCCGCCTTGATTATTAACTGCAAGAGATTGTGCTGGATGTGTATGGGATATTGGTGCATATACAGTATCATGATTATGATTTACTGATGCAAACGGACTAAGATCTGGAGGAGTATATGTAAAAATTCCTGTAGTATTATTATAACCAAGTGCTCCACTACCAGAAGCAGTGTCTGTAGTAACACTCAAAGCAAAAGAAGCACCACTAGCAGTGGTTTTCATAATATATGCTAGAGCATAATATGGAGGTAAATTTGCATTAGTTGATGTTACACCTTGATCAATTATATCATGAGTATGAACTGGTGTAGTTGAAGTAGTATGACTATGATCCCCTGTGCTCTGAGTAGTGTGACTATGATCACCATTACTATTAATACTGATTGAGTGATTATGATCACCATTACTATTTACAGTCACACTGTGGTTGTGATTTTGGGTAACACCTGCTGTGGTTCCACCATGTGAGTGATTCCCTGCATTAGTGGTTGATGCACTCTTATTTCCACCACCATTATTTTGTGGATTATCCATTGCTTCAAAAGAACTTCCATGCTGTCCATCAAATGTATTAGCACCCCACCGATGATCATGATTTCCAGTAGTATTGGTAGTAAATGCATGATAATGATTTTGACTTTGATTTCCAACACTTGTACTATGACCATGGCTTCCACCATTATTTGCTGACCCACTATGACTATGATCACCATCACTATTCACAGTGTGAACGTGACTTCCCGCACTATTAACAGTGTGCCCATGATCACCATTTCCTTCTGTTGTCCCACCATGATCATGATTGACTAGAACGGCATCTTTACTACCACCTGTCTGATTCCCACTTCCTTCAACACCTGTTACAGCATTTCCACTATCATCATCAGAAGCAGCAATAATAAATTTATCTAATAAGTTTGGTGTTCCATTGTTACCATCACACAAGGCCCATCCTGGTGGAATTGTGGCAATAGTGCCAGACCACATACAAATAGTACCTATAGAAACAGAGTCATTCCCTGTACTACCACTTCCACCAACGGCATCTGGAACCCATCCACTACCATCATATTTTAAAACATTTCCTGTAGAAGGAGTACCTGAAACATTAGCAAGATCTCCTAGGTTTGTTGGGATAGTGGGTTTGTTTAATACCCCACCCATACCACTAGTTGCATCCCAATCTGTTTGTACTTGACCTTCAGGTACTGTTGGTTTATTCTTAATGAAATCTAACGCACTCGTAGATGTTTGATTCCAATCAGATTGAATTTGTACATTAGGAATAGTTGGTTGGTTAGTTAAACTATTATAATCTCCATCAAAAAATGCGGGTTTATTAAGTATCTCACCCATTGTACCAGTAGCATTCCAATCAGATTGTACCTGTGCTGCTGGAATAGATGGGGGTGTGTATGTAAAGACTCCGTTGGTATTATTGTAAGCAAGTGCTCCACCACCTGTAGATGAATTTGTTACAACTGAAAACCCAGCTCTTGTAGCAATATTACTAAGAGCTGGTGGAGTATATGTAAATTCTCCTGTAGAATTATTGTATGTAAGTGCTGCTGTACCTTCTGCTTGTGTAGTAACAGAAAGATCTGTTAATGCAATACCACCACTAGAACCACTACCAGCAGCAACTTCAGTTGTTGGAGTGGAAGCATAAACCATCAAAACACCGTTAAAAATACTAGGTGCTAGTGCAGTTATTCCATCATTACCTAACCATTGAGCAGTAAATCCAGTTGTAGTCTTGGCAGATATCTTAACTGAATGTGTATCATACTCCTCCCTTTCAGCTAACACATAATAATCTGCACTTGATAAAGTAGTATCAAAGGTGAAATCCATCTCACCAGTACTACTGTCATATACTCCCCATGACATATTAGTACCAGTTCCAGCAGTATCAACATCCACATGAGCATATGCTACTGGAACAATAACATCTTGTGTATTACCACTACTACTGTTCTCTGCTGCAGGAGACCAAGTAGTACCAGTCCATTTTAAAACATGCCCTGTCGTAGGAGTACCTGTAATCGTTACATCACCAATATCATTAAGATTACTAATTGTAGTACCTTCTTCATCATCTGCTACTACCCAATTAGTTCCATTATGCTTGAGAATCTTACCACTTATTACACCTGTTGTATTGACATCAATTAAATCATCAATACTAAAACTTGTAATATCTGTTACGTATCCAGCACCATTTGTTAATTGACTATTATCAATTGGTATTGCTGGTGGATTAATAAGATCATTGTAATCACCACTACTAGCTACTGCATGTAAATATGGTCTATTAAGTATCTCTGCAACAGTACCAGTAGCAGTCCAATCAGAATTTACTTGAGCTGCTGGTATTGTTGGTTTATTAATCAGATCATTATAATCACCAGAGAATATACCAGAGAGATCAGCAGGAGTAAAAGAGAATACACCAGTACCTGAATTATATGCTAATGCTCCACCACTTGATGCTGCAACTGTTGTAACTGAAAAATTAGTTAAAGGAACATTACCAACTAATCCTGGTTTCCACTTAATTCCATCCCATATCAGAGTATCAAATTGATTCGGTTGATCAGCTCCTGTTGTAGATACATCATCATGAGAATCAATAGATCCTGTAGATTGTAAATAAACAGATAAATCTGCTGGACTATATGTAAAGACTCCAGAACCTGCACTATATGTTAAAGTTGAATTAGATCCAACACTACCAATAGTAACAGAAAGATCTGATAAAGCAATACCACTATCAGGAAGATTGGTCCACTTAATACCATCATACTTTATAACAGATCCTGCAGAGGGTGATCCAGTAATAACAACAGGTACAAAATCAGAAAGATCAGGTGGTGTATAAGTTAAATCTCCTGTATTACTTTCATAAATTATATTTCCCGATCCAAAGGGAGCTCCAGTAATAGCATTTAAATTAGCTGGTGCAGAATGTAGATCAAAGAGATCAGTTGCAATCTCATTAATCTCTACACGTTGTTCTTCAAAAGAAAAAGTTTTTGAAACATTCCTAAGTACTGCCATTTGAGCCTATTCAATCCTATATAAAGATATTTAGTTCTAGGACGGCTTAGTAGGCCAAGTTGGATTGTCTGGATCAGCAGTATTAGCAGGAAGATCTCTCAACGATTGACGATATGTTAGCCATTCTGAATCATTGGAAAGAGTAATATCTCTACTCTGAGTCCAATCAGATTGTGTTAAACGAGCATTTCTTTCCAACCTTAACCATGCTGCAGAATCAGATGTGCCAATTCTTGCAGGATCTGTAGTAAAATTACTTCCATCATAAGAATCATTGAGTCCTACTTCTGGCAAGCTATCAATATTTACTTTTGTTTGACCACTAGGTGGAACCCAATCAGATTTACATCTAATAACATTAATGACTTTGCCATTTTCAATAACGGCATACGAATCACCTATATCAACACCTTCAACTATAGACATTTTATTATCCTCCTAGAATTCGTAAATAACAACCATACCACTAAGTCCTACTTGACCAGATGCATTCCAATTTCCATCAATTGAACCTGCACCTTTAGCACCACGACCCCAGTTAGCACCAGCAGTACCAGGTCCAGGTAAAGAAATACCTGCTTCTCCTCCCTGTCCTATCCCTCCATAACCTATACCATCCATACCATCATGTCCTCGTGAGACTGCTCCACCAGATGGAGGCCAGGTTCCATTAGCACCAGCACCACCAGTACCACTACCACCATTCTGAGATCCAGATCCAGCACCACCATGTGCTGTCAAAGTAGGACCAGTACCATTAGTACCAACATAGAAATAACTATATCCACCTGCTCCACCTGCAGAATCCGCTCCACTTCCTTGAACACCAGCATTACCAATAGTAAAAGACATAGTTCCTGTTCCCATTTGAGCTTTATCATAGAAGAACATTGCAGTACCTCCTCCACCGCCACCACCAGTACCAGCTCCACTAGATGGTCCACCATGAGCAGTACCAGCACCGCCACCACCACCAGTAACTATAACCAACCAACCAGTAACATCAGCATTTATTGGATGAGTAGCACTATATCCATATTGCTCAAGATGGAAGCTTCCCTTTCTTGAAATAACGTTATTAACGATTTGTATTGTCTCTTCATCAGCAGTTAAAGTAGTACCACTAGTAGGAGGATCTATCCAATCTAGTTGAGTACCAGTAGAACTTAATATTTGTCCAGCAAGACCATTCTGACTATCTTTATCTAGAATACTGCCTGTTGGTTGTACATTACCACCAACAATAGTAACATTAGTACCTGTTGGATCACCAACAACTAACTCTTCACTTGATTGAGTAAACTTAAATCCATTTGAAATAATATCTTCGTTAACACTTACTCTACCTGTTGCTTCTAAATGAGTACCTGCTTTAATGATACCACTAGCAGTAATACTCTGACCACTACCATCTGTACTATTGATATTAAGTTTTAATCCATCATACGTTGCATTAGATTCAGCTTCTAATGTATCAGTAGTTGCAGAACCAGTTATAATTCTATTGTCTGCATTATTATTAATAAGTGTAGTAGTTCCACCTCCTCCTCCACCACCAGAAGGATTATTATCAACCTCCATTAGAGTGAAGTAAGATTGACCATTACTATTATTGAGAATTAATTCACCTGTCTCTTCATATAGTTGAACTTTAAATACTTTTTGATTTGTGTCTGTATTATCATATTCGGTATACTGAGTAAACTGCCATTCCTTTTCAGTTACATCATCAGTACCTACACCCCAGTTAAGATATTGTTGTTCTCCAACAACAGTGCTACCTTCCAGCATTCTGATGTTGGCATTTCCTCTACTTGCCGTTGCAACACCAGCACCTGCATTTTGATCTGTAGTAAGGGTATTAGGATATGCTCTACCTGTTCCCCAAATAAGTCTTACAGCACCTTGAGCACCAACTCCACCATAATTATTTTGGTCTCCAACTCCACCACCACCGCCATAAGCACCTCCATCTCCTCCTCTAGCACTAGAACCACTACCACCAGTAGCACCACCAGATCCACCTTGACCACCTAGGTTTTGGGCCTCGTTTCCACCAGCTCCATTAGCACCTTCTCCTAAGATACCAACTCCACCTCCTCCAGCAGCGGGAAAGGATCCACCGCCGCCACCGCCGCCTCCACCACCCGCTCCAGCACTTGAAGCAGTGGTGGTTGAAAATCCACCTTTACCACCATCACCTGAATATCCACCAGCTCCACCACCTGCCCATACACCTGATCCATTAGCACCATTACCACCACCATCTCCAACAAACGTACCAGCAGCACCATAATTAACAGGAGATCCACCTCCACCACCACCTTTAACAGTAGTATCATTTATAAAATATGAATCTCCTCCTGCAGCACCAACTTGTACAGTATAAGTTTGTCCAGGAACTACCGTAATAT